AATGTATCTTTGCAACTGTTAGTGCCTATTTCGGCAATTTATTCACAAATACACATTTATTTATATACATGGCAACAGTTGACGACAAGAAGATCATCCTCTTAATTACATAAAATATATTCTGATTGATTATCAGTAAGTTATAAACATACATTTGTTGTATTAGCAGTGCAAAACAGCCCTAAAAACCCCGTAAAACGGATAAAAACTAGGTGTTTTTGCAAGCAATATGCAAGCATAAAGAATAAATGAGTTATGAAAGTATATATTGATAGCAGAGATTTTAAGGTGTACTTATCTGTTACGCATAAGTACAAGAGGTTTTATCTGTCAACTGGATTACAGACAACAGAGAAGTTTGACGGAATGGTTTTTCCTCGTTCCGACAAGTCGGCAAAGTCTAAGACCAACAGACTTGCACAGATATATAAGATGTGTGATGATTACATCAATGAGCATAGTAACGAAAGCGTTGACGAACTCAAAGAACATCTTAAAGAGTTGATTGTTGGCAAGAAAAGGAACAGGAACACCATTATTAGTGCAATAGAGAAGTTTATCGACACAAAGGATAAGACAGGCACTATAGCCGCCTACAAACATCTTATAACGGATATTTCCATATATGATGAGAATGCCACGCTTGACGGAATAGATTTTTCGTGGGTAGAGGGATTCTATAAGCATGAGGAAGAAAAAGGCAGATGCAACAATGGTATTATTGGAGATATTGATAAATTGAAGTCAGTATTTAACTGGGCAAGAAGAAAAAAGCTCACTACTAATTATCCATTTGAGAGGGCAGCTTTCAAGAAAGATAGAACACGCAAGAGAAATCTATCTGTAGAGCAGTTACGAGCCATACGAGATATTAAACTCGATGCCCACGATAGTATATATAGAGATTTCTTTATGCTTGGTTTCTATTTGATAGGTACGAACTTGTCGGATATTCTAGACCTTACCAAGGAAGACTATAAGGACGGACGTATATCATTCTTCCGTAATAAGACTAACAGATTGTACGATATTAGAGTTGAGCCAGAGGCTAAAGAGATTATAGATAGATACAAGAATAATAGCAGCAGCAACGAATTATTTTCGTTTATGAGGATTACTCATTCAGCAGGGTATGCTCAGTTTACGACAAAATGTAACTATTGCCTTCGTTCTCTAGGAAAAAAGGTATATGACGGAAGACGATACGACCGCACAAATGATGCGATTGAGCCAGACCTGACAAGCTATTGGAATCGCCATACGTGGGCAACGTTCGCCGCAAAGATAGGAATACCTATGGAGATTATCGGAAGGGCATTAGGGCACTCTATTTGGGATAATTCAATAACTGGAGTGTACGTAGAATACGATACATCTAAGATTGATGAAGCCAACAGAAAGGTCATTGACTACCTGAATGCCGATTTAGAGTGTAACAAAGACAACAAATAAAACTCAAATGATGTTTTGAGTTTTCCGAAAGGGCAAATAAAAAAGGGAGGCTATTAACCTCCCTTTCTTGCTATTTATCAGATAGAATAGTTTCTATTTTCTTACGATAGTCAACAGAGCCATCAATGAATGCGTGCATAAACAGAATGCTATTGCTTATCGGCACGCTGATAGGCTCGTTGATGAAGTCCTTTGTGACTTCCGAGTTATTCACCAATGCAGAAACAAGTCGTTTCTTTTCGTAATTGAAACCTTGTGTAAATCCTGCGGCGAATGGTGTAAGTGAGTAAAAGAATGGTGTTGGTGCTTCACTCAGATTTTGCAGTCTCTGTTTCAGAGTCAGTTCCTTGGTCTTTTTCATCATTATTCTTCTTTTCAATTTCTTTCTCCATTTTATGCAAGCGTTCAACTTCTTGCTCGTAGAGGTTGTCAATTGCATCAGAATACTTTAGGTATTGTGTAAGGCTCTTCTTGCGCTGCATAAACTCAGCCTTATTCTTGTACTTCATACCTTGTAATGCGGTCAGTGTGTGACGCTGCATTTCAAGGTGCAGCTCATCATAAGCCCATACCGTTGTCTGTACCGCTTTTTTCTCATTACTCTGTATTTCCTTTGAGAGGTTAACAAGAGCTTTGTATCTTCTGTTCTCCTCGCTTATTACCAGTTTGAATATTCCCCAACTGAATACGAATCCAAACCAAACGAATGCAACACTCCAACTGCCAGTACAAGCGTTGGATATTGCAAACGTAACACCCAATAACATTACGGCATAGTAAATATCGAACCATCCGAAACACTTCTTAATCATTTTCTTCATGTTTTTTATTCGATAAATTATTGTTGAGACGAATATAGAAATCCTCATCACTCTCTCCATTCTGTTTGAAACTAAGATTATTCTCTTCGATAAAGTCGAGAATAATCCATATACTCTTTTTGCCAAGATTTCTAATCTTATCCAAATCAGACTTACCATGGAATTTGCGGAGTAAATCGCCTACGGTATATACGTCGCACCATCTGAACATATTCAGAATACGAACAGGAAAGCCACAGTCGTTTACATCTTTACCAAGTATTAATGGTGGAAGTATTGTTCCACCGATAGGAGTATCGCCTTTTGCACGTCTGTATTCATCATAACTAGCTTGTGTTGCTTTTAGTTTCTTCTTTAAACCATCAATCACGATTCTCAAATCTTGATTTGTAGCAATCTCGGCAATGGCGGCATCCTCGTTGTACGTCAGCTTATTGCACGTCTTCTCTACAATCTGTCTGATTCTAGTTGCTGATACGCCATACTTGATTGACAACTCATCATACGTCATCCCATTAATAATGTCCTTTAGCAACTTAGATTCACGATAGCTGAGTTTTGGAGTGATGTCAAGATACGACATAGCGTTTATTACGCCAAAAAGCATACCGACAGCGTTTGCAGCCAGTTTGCCGTTTGCGGTCGCTCTGTTTCTCAACTCGGTAAGTTCAACGTTTATTGCACGCTTGTGCGCTTCAACTTCTTTGAGCTTATCATCTATCATCTTTTCGTTGGCTGCAAGCATCTTGTACTTCTCGGCGTATTTCTCAACATCCTCGCTGTTCACATACAAGATGCCATGTTCGCCTACACAACTACCTATGAGACCTTGCTCAATGTAGTTACTGATTGTCTGTCTAGATAATCCCAGTATCTCGGCAGCTTTATTTCTTGTGATTCTAGCCATATTACTAACTATTTTATTGTTTCAGATTTTAATCTGCCAATCTCGATTCCAACTGTTGGATAACGTTGTCGATTGTCTTCCCCTTATAGTCAAGAGCAATCTCCTTTAACACTGCAATCTGAGCCGTAATTCTAATTCTATCTGCTACTACCATCATAATCAATTTCTTAAAATGTGAACACTAACAGCCTTGTTTACTGCATTAGGCTGTGATTCGTTAAAACTCTTGATAAAGTTACGTTCCATTTCGTCTGGGAACATAGCTTTTTTCGGTTTCGGCATTGATAACGTGCCTACTACTTTGTGCCCCCCCCATAAGGGTGATTACACACTTACGAGTGATTGTTTCTTCTCCAAACATATTCTCTAAATTTAAACGTTACTATTCATATCCAACAATATCATTTTCTCTAACTTGGTATGTTTCTTTGTCGAATTTCATTCTGACATCATACACTATTGATGGAACTTCTTTTTCATGCACTACGTTGTATATGCCTTTTATATTAATAATAGTGCAAGGTACATTTGCAAAACATGAATCATTCATTATCACTTTATCACCAACGTGGTAAATGGAATTTCTTACTGCATATTCTGTAGCAAGTTTATCCATTTCGTCTTGATATGAGCGGCGTAGTGCTCTGCGACAGGAAGCAAAATCGTCTCTTGTCATTTTGCCTTTTTCTACGAGAAGTTCATTAAAGAACTTCGTTCCTTCAATAACCTTATCCATAAATATTATTTTTTTATAAACACGATTTTATTCATCATACAGCTTCTAAAAGGCTCTATATCGGGTGCAGAACACATATCGCTACCCTTGTGAGAACCTTTTTCTGCTATTTTTCTGAAAGCACAGCCAGTGCAACTAAATTCACTGGCTTGCTCTTTTGTTATATATTCACTCATTATGCCGTCTCCTCTAACGTCAGTTTGCCTCTCCTTTGTGCTCTGTATTTTTCAGGAGCCATCGGAAGATTATTCTCTTCAAGTGCTCGTTCGTATGCCCTAAATGCCAGACAATCTGCTTGAACATTCATATTATCTTTTCCGTGTCCTTTTATCCAATCAAGACGAATATCCTTTCCTTCCGCACATTTTCGGTACATCTTAATTAAATCGGGATTCTTGATATTATCTCCGATTTCCCAGTTTGTGAATTTAAACATCTTGATAGCGTACTTCGAATCCGACACGACAACTATATGTGAACCTTTCGGACAATAGTTTACGGCAGATATAATTGCAAGCATTTCCATACGATTATTGGTAGTACCCAACGTATGATACGACTTTACTTTCTCTATCTCGCCAGTCTCCGCATTAATCACTATATAAGCAGAACCTCCTGCACGATGAGTGGAATAGTTATCGCAACTTCCGTCAGTATAGCAAATGTAGTGACCTGTATATTTATTGTTTTCCACTTCTTCACGCATTGCTTCCTTACGTTTCTTATTCTTTAACTCATCCACGGACATAAACCTATCATCGTTCTTTCTTATGGTAGGATTGTAGGCATTCGCCAGACTCTGCCAAGTCTTAGGCTTAGTGCCTTTCTTTGTCAACCATTTCTTACTTTCGAGAAAATTCCAAAGTGCATCATCAAACCCTTCTTCTGTCCATCCAGTCTTTTTGCAGTAATCGCAAAATTCTTGATAAGTTGGCTTATCTCCTGGGTCTCTAAAATTCTTCTCATATTCAGCCTTTGCCATCTCCTCTACTTGTGTATTGTATTTGTCTGCCGTGTACCACTTGGCAACTTCGAAAATAACCTCGATGTTCTCAGCCATTTTCCTGAACGAAAGAACAATATCACCGGATTTGGTATCATTGGTTACCTCTTCTCCTGATTCAAGGATGCTGTAATACGGAGCATTCTCAGGCAAGTGAACAGTTATAAGGTTGGCGCTGTCATAGTACTTGCGCATTGCTCTGGTAATCGCTATCATCTGTGCCCTGACTTTCGATATCGGGTCGGCAAAATACGAAGACTTTTCGATAATCTTTCCGTCTTTGAGCACAAGATAGGCTGAACTGCAAGGTCCTTTCTTGCCTTTGCACACATTGCTGACGTAAATATCGTAGGCAACAACCTCGAATTTAGTCCTTATGTACTTTTCTTCTATCTTCTTCATACAAACTTTCTTTTATATGGCTATCACATACACATACACGCATACGCACTAGCCTACTATACATACTATATAAAACACATATAACCTCAACTAACTACTAATATAAACATATCCAAAGTAGGACTCGATGTATATTATCCACCACAAAAGTTGTCGTGAGGGTCATCACTACCAATGATGTTAGCAAATGACCTGCCTTTCCCATTGCATCTGTATTTATTCTTTTCGTAGTCATATATCTGAAACATGAAGCTGTCAGATATTCTTCGGTCTTCAATAGAGTAAGAGCAAGGAATGATAAGATAATGAAAATGCCCTTTACTATAAGTAAATGACTTCCTACCAAATCTTTGCAATATAAGTTCCTTCTGTCCTTCGATTCTATCATCTGCCACGTGCTGTTCTGCAAAGGATGATTTAATCTTTCCTCTGCTAATAAGCTGTTTTTTAATTCTACTCACAGAACCATAGCCCATATTAACAACACTCATAAACTTTTTCGTGGTAAGTTGCATCGGGATACACACCGAGTTGTAATCAACGTTGAAACTGTTATCTTCTGCACCGCAAATCACGAATGTATAGAGGATGTTGTTAAGGATGGAATATATTTCTTTGAGAGTAAAATCCTTTTTAACTGGCATCTTACAAACCAAAGCACCTTTGTATGTTCCCTGCTTACGATTGTACTTGATTTCCTTGTCCTTGAATGTGTTTACGATAAAACGACCATTACCAAGATTGGTGAACAGAGAATCTTCGTTTACCTGATTAATCAATCTTTTAGCCTTATCGTAACCTATTCCCAGACGTTCCTTCAAGTCTTTCTTTGTAAGTTGGAACATTACTGAATTACTATGCTGCATCTTGCACCAAATAGCAAAGCAAAGCAACTCCTTGCGTTGCTTCACCTCTTGTGGAGTAGCACCGTAAGCATATTGCCTTACCAAATCCATTCTGATACTTAATGTACGCATAGCCTAAAATCAGAGAACCCCCAAACAGGTACGAGCTGTTTGAGGGTCTCCTTTATGATGAAACCTTATATTTCTACAAGGTTTTGTTTGCTAATGTTAGTGCGAATCAACCCTCGTACTGCTGAATTGCGATACAAAGGTAAGCATTATTTTTTGGATTGCAAAATGTGACTAAAACGCTTATTAACAACACGAAAGAAAGATTAATGCGAGAAAATTATATATAATATCAATATATGATATTTAGATAGGGATACGGGGATTTTCGGGAAATAATAATGATTTACAAATAACTAAAAATTTAGTTCTGTTTAACAAAATAAAAATGCCCCACACCACCAAAAATGATGATGCAGGGCGATATGATAGGTATAAGAGAAATGCGATAGGAAAGCCCCACCATTGAGCACCAACGGCAGGGCTGAGATAGATAGATGAGTTCCAATGAATAATTGCTTTGCAAAGATAGGCAAAATATCTGAGAATCAAAGAGATAGTGAAAATTTCTTCTGTAAGCGGCTAAAATAGTCTGTTGGTAACACAATATATCCAAACTAATTCCGTTTGGTTAGATATGAAGAAAATAATATCTATATTAATTTTATTTCTTATACCCATAGTCGGATGCAAGAAATATAACTTTGAGGAAATTCAAGAATGCCATTACCTCATAGTTGAGGATACGTACATTCCTTGGTTTAGCGGAAAGTACTGGGTAAATTTCGTTAGTGATTATGAGATAAGTAATGATGTTAGTATAGAACCTATCAATTATTGTAATTGGGTATCAGATTTTGATGTAAGATTTGAGAAGATATACATTCAAGTTGATACAAACGATACTGATAGAGATAGAGAATGTTCATTTGTTGTATATAGCAATAAATTTAATATATCAGATACATTTAATGTATTCCAGCAAAAAGGTGTTGATACATCTGGGAATCCTAGTATTGGAGGCTCTTCATCTGCATCGAGAAACCAGTGTGCTGCACGCACAAAGAAAGGAAAACGATGCAAAAGAAGAGCATCCAAAGGTAGTATTTATTGTTGGCAACATGGAGGATAACACAGAAAATTAACTACCTAATTTGGAATATTTTTGTTGTTTCGGATAAATTCTCCATCCCAAGAGAATACTACGATTTTATGGTCATCGTTATCGGAAAAATGGCTATATAAAAATTTATATTTATTCTTATATTGTCTCTGTATGGAATATAGACCATATTGCTTCATTATTCCATAAGTATTGTGGTGTAGGTAATACAAAGAAGAATTATTGCTTGTTACCTGCATTCTCCATTGCTGCCAACTCTTTCTGTCAGTAGAGCCAAAATAAAGTTTTGGCATCCAGACATCACCAGTAAACAATGCTAAAGATTCATTAGTCTTATGGAGATTAAGGGTAATAGAACAATAGGCATCTTTGTTTACGCCGTCTTTAAGTTTACATTTTAAACGCAAATTATCGACAGAACCAGATAATTCAAACTCGTCAGTCATTCCAGTATATTCATTTGGAACTACAAGCGTATTTCCGTTCAATACACCAATTCCGTTTCCCATATAAATGCTGCCGCAATAGTATTTGATATTTCCGTTTGCGGATATTGATATAAATAGGGTATCATTATCTTCGTCCTCCCATACGCCATCATAGTCTGCCAGTGTCTTTTGTGTATCTTCGTGAATATTGTCTTCTCGGCTATCACTACTGCAAGCCACCATAGAGAAAGCTGCAATCATAATTGCCATAAACATTAAAATCTTTTTCATTTATAGTGACTTCACCGTGGTGTCGAGGGCTGTACGATTATTAATCATTATTGTCTATATCTCTTCCGTTAATGGCTGTATTTACCATAGCTTGAAAATACAGGTAGTTAGCCTTTGCATCTTCTTTACTCATACCTTTCTTGATAAAATCATCATAAACAGCCTTTGATGAGCCATATAGAAAACCTTTATCAACATCATTAATGGCTTCTTTAATTGAGTTTCTTCTGTCCTTTTGGTTTTCCATATCCAAAAGAGCCTCACAATATGTTGTTTTTCCTTCATCGTCTTTAGCTAACTTAATGAAGGTGTACTCCATCTTTGATGAATTATATCCGCCAAAACCATTCTGACCTCTACCAATAAAAGAGATAGTACACATAGAATCGTTGGAGAAAACGACTTTCTCGTTTGTGATTTTGAAAGTTTCTGGATTTTTTGCCAGTTCTTCCATCGTGTCACGTAATTGTCTCTTCGCTTTCTTCTCTAACGAATTGCAAGAAGAAAGAGAAATTACGGCAATTATGATTGCCATATATGCCAAAATCTTTTTCATAACTTTCCGCTTATCCGTGCTGCGTAGGGCTAGACTATTTATATTATTTTCAAGAGATAACGCAAAATGCGTCATTATATTGTGTGTAGGGCAGAAATTTTAATCTTTATTTCTGCCCATGGCGCAATCGAACAATGTGCCGATTAGCCAAATTGCTATTAAGAATACCATAACTTAAACCTCCTCTGTATTATTGTTGTTATTCAGTTCCTTGTAATACTGCTGAATCTCCTCATCAGTCATACCCTTTTCTCGCATTACACGATAGTTGGCAGAACTACGTCTGAAATAAACCTGACTACCATAGACTGAGCGTAGATTGTAATACGCACTTCTTACCAGTTCTTTGGTTAATACCTTGCCAGTGGACGAATAAACGCCCATCTGCTGCAACATCATAGCTGCATCGGCAAAGTTATGTGTGGTTAATTCAGTGAAGTCCTTGGTACACTTCTTAACCACATTCCATATAGCTTTGTTGCAAGGTTTCTCAGCAGCCTCTTTCTTGCGCTTTTCCGATGCCGCCTTCTGTGCGTTTGTCAAGTCGCACTTTCTAGGTCTTCCTAATTTCTTAACGACCTTACCAGACTTTGAGATAAACTCTCCGTCTTGTGCCAACTTCTGCTTGCGTACTTCCAATGCGCTCTGTGTTCGCTCCTGTATGAGTTCACGCTCCATCTGTGCCGAGAATGAGAAAGCAAATAAAAGCATTTCGTCAATCGCTTTCAGATGGCTGCAATCAAGGTCAATGCCCATCTGTACGATAACCAAGCGCACGCCACGTGGTTTCAGTTCGTCATTAACAAACTTGTTGATGTCGCTCATGGAACGACCGATACGGCTGACCTCTGACACAATAAGTATATCACCCTTATCAAGCATCGGCAACACTACCTTACCAAGGTTTCTATCCTTATAAGATACCTTACCCGATACACCTTCCTCCTTCACTTCGTGAGTAGCTTTCAGATTGTGACAATTCAACCATTCGTTGATTGTTCTTTCTTGCTGCTCTAATGTCTGCTTTTCAGTAGAGACACGACTGTATATTATTACTTTCTGCTTTGGCTCATCATCATCGGTCATGTTTGCCTTTGCGTTGCAGCTTTTGTCTGAACGGCAAAGGTAGTGACCTTCTGCCATCATGCAATAAGGGCAATCCTTACAGCCGATGTTCACGATGTCGTATTTTACAGATGTGCCACCTTCATTCTTGATTTCTGTTGTCTTCATTTCTCCTATCTCCTATCCTATCTCTTATTACTTAAAACGTTACTTTCTGCTATTTATTATCCACGATAATTGAATGATACATGAAAATCGCTACTTTTATGCTCTCGGTCATTCTCAATCACTCCAAACATATAAGTATCAATTATGTAATCTACATCATTGTTCTTGTCATGTTCAATTCTCTTCACCCATTCCTCAACAACATCAGGACACCAAGCATCGCCAAGAAATCTAACCAGCAATTTGTTATCGGTTTCCTGTCGTACCAATACTGGCACGTTTCCGACAAATCCAACCATTTCTGTATTGTCTTTGTTCCAAGCGTACTGACCATCATTGAACAAATCTCTTACCAACTCATCAAGACAAAGGTCTTTGTCATTGATAGGGCAATGAGCTGCATTCTTAATCTCCATAGTCTTATTACTTTAATTCTTGTTCTACAATATCGAAATTATCCCACGTCTCACCTTCGTTGTCTGAGATATGATAGAAGAAATCTGAAACGCTGATTTGGAAATCGTCACAATCCAATGAATGCTTATAGCTTTCCAATGTGTTCAGACCTTTGTCTTCCATCGCTTTTCTAGCCTTGTCTCTAGTATCGAAGACTTCTGCCTCAACCTCAACTGCCTCACCCAGTCCATGCTGGTGTGAATTGATAACTACATATACTTTCATTGCTTAACCCTCTACTTTAATAATTCCACGTCTTACCAAAGCTTTCACGAACTCCTCTAGAGTTAACTCCGACTTGTCATTGGTATATGCGCTATTGTATCTCCAATCGACTTTGAGCGGCTTATCCAAATCATATCTCCAAATTTTGTCCGTGTCACGATAATCTCCTACCAAAGCTATCTCTATCATCTGTCTGCCGTGAGTGATGTGTATTTTGGATTTATCATTGCAATTATCAAGCTCGCAGTCGTAGTTCTCTAAGAAACTCAGTTTTTCAAGTGTCTCATCATGCCACTTTTCAACCTTTTTGTCTTCCACGCTCTTTTCGATAGCCATCTTCTTTGATTCTGCTATCATTAACTTTTCCAATTCGTTCATAGCTTAACCCTTTCTACTATTTTGAAGTGATTATTCTTATAAAATCTAACAATACATCTAAGTTTGATTTGGTTAGATAGAAATATTCAAATGTACCTAAACCCCATATACTTTCAGATGTATATTCTGCATGCAAATCCATATAACAAGGTGATACATGAGGAAACTTAAAGCAAGGAACATTCAGATGCTCACAAAACTCTATTTCCTCTGTAATAACATACCCACGAATGAAGAATATAGTACTAAGTTCTGTTTTTGCATCATCAACGTAAGTTGCTCCTACATTAAAACTAGATAAATTGCACCTACCGATATTCTGCTTAATATATTCCAGTGCCTCTTTTTTGTTATTGTATTTTCCATTTCTGTTATTAAATTACACCGATAATATTAATCGGTTCTTCAATACTCGCTACCAATGCAGCATTATTATTCTCTGTAGTAAGGCTATCAACATCTAAGTAAATAACCTCTGGTAATGAAGTCTGTTTCATATTGATTAATGTTTGAAATTTGTTTCGATAAACATTATTTGATGAATATCCAAGACGATAGTATCTTTAAGAAATGAGTCATTTATTATAAGTAGCTCATTCGTTCCGTCTACTCTATACTTGCAATTATTGAAGTCTATATGGAAACGGACATCAGGGATGGCAATGTGTATTACCTTACTTTCTGCTTTGGCTATAACTTGATAGCCTTTCTTAATTGATTTACGTTCATTTTATGATGTATTATAAAAGTTTGTATATGTTATTTTAATTCACTCATTCTTTTGCTCCGTGGAGGCGGCAAAGGTAGTGTGTGTACTACTTTGCCAACACCACATAAGCAATCGCCTACAGATGTAGGAAACGGCTTGTCTGCTGCAATATCCAACCGCATATTGTTCGGTGGAATATCCAAGCATGAAGGAACACCGATAGAGATAGCCACAACCTTTGCGGTTGATGCCGTTTCTTTTCGCTCTGAGACGTTTTCCTTTGCCAATGGTATAATTGTCCGCTCGGTGCATTTCTCGCTCGCCAGATGCTCATTTGGCACGCTATCCAATGTATCATCAGGTACGGCTGCAATCTCTTTCTCTTCTTTGCTTGATACCAATGATTTCTTTTGCTGCTCCTTAAATAACTTTTCCAGTTTAACGCCATCCTTAAAGAAGAAAGCGCATCCACGATAGGTGTTACTTTTTGTTCGCTTATCATCGGGCATAAACTCTTTGCAGAATCCCGACAAAGTGAACAGTTCGCCACAAAATGACACCTTATTGTCTTCTGCTGCAATAACCTCTGTGCCATCAATGAATGTTAATTTATCGCCTACATTTACATCAACTGCATCAAAGCAAAACTTATTGCTAGACTTATTCAATGGTACTACCTTTGCAGGTGTATCTGTTTGCTCTGTTTTCTTCTCTGTAGCGCATTTTTTTTCCTCAGTTGTAATACTATCCACCTTTGCAGGGATAACGTCTTCTGTAGGCTCATTTGTGCACTCATTTGCACGCTCTTCCAATACGTCTATATCAAATGGTACGTATCTAGTATCTACTGAATAGCCTCTACCCTCATATACGGCTGGCATAAGCGAATAGATGTTACCAAGACTATTTGTTGCAACTGCTGCATGAGAAGAAGACTTACCAAGATATAAAGTATCAACACTATCGAAAGCAATAATAGACTTAATCATAAATGATACATCATCAATGGTATGCTGCAATTTGTTTTCGATAGCCAATTCACGCTTGCAATCATCATAAGATAAGGTAATCTTACTTTCTCCAGATAAGCCGTGCAAACTAATAGTATTTGCACCATCTTTCTTTGCAACCTTACAGAATTTCGTTATCTCATTCCAAGCGTTTTTATCAAAGTGCAAAGCGAGTTCATTTGATACCTTTGGGAAAACACTTTTCCAATTTGGGTATCTGCCAATGTAGCCGATATTAGAAGTAATACCATCGAACTCTAATTTATTGCATTCCTTACCATTCACACTTTCCTTTGTGGCTGTAACACTATAGACTTCTCCTTTCTTCATTTTCTTGCACATCAAAGCAAATTTCTTTGGGTTGATATAGAAGTTGGATAAATCTCCCGAATATTCCAATACCTTTGTAGGAAAAGAAAGTAATTTGTGCCCATCACTTGCAACCAAACAATTATTAGCTGCATCCAATATGATATAGTTCATAACAGGGCGCAACTCATCATCGGCAACAAATTTACAAAGCTCGCTCATTCCTTTGCTTACTTCAAAGGTAACTTTGCCCAATAGCTCGCCAGACTCTTCAAATACAAATTGCCTTGCATTTCTGCCAACACTCGCTAGCTTTTCAAAGACTGAAACAAAATAAAAGATATTCTTCAAAGGAAAACTGCAAGTATATGTACCTACACTAACAGTTGTTTTTTCGTCTTCATTTTGCTCATTGCTAAAATTGAACTCCTTATTTAACATATTAGCAATCTCGCTTGCAGTATATGAGCCGTAATCGGCTACCTTTGCCATCTTCTCCCAAACTGCAAAGGCTATCTCATACAACTTGTTTAAGATAGCCATATTCATTTCTTTGTCACTCATATCTCTATAGATTAATTGATGTATCTAAATTCATTTTTGCCCAAACAAAACAAAGTATATCCACCTTTGAAAAACTGGATTAATCCACCATATTCCAATGTGTAATCATCCACCCAATACGTATCGCCCCATTTATCAATACGCATATATGAATTAACGCAAACACTACTTTTTAACTGTATCTTTCTCATATATCCAAATTGATTAAAAGTTATACATTTAACGGCTCTAAGATTGATATACAATCATTCCCGATTTGATGATGTTGCTTGTACCATACCAATGTATCAATAACACGCTTATCATCTACGATATTCTTTCCAGAGTGAAGAGTATTGTCTGTAATACTCTCGCCAACTTCAAAAAGACTACCTACTGCAATATGGTTATTAATGCAGGCTATTTGATTCTGTGGCATATTTGCCAAAGTTACAATATACTTTTTCATTCTCTATCTCCTATTCAAGATTAAGTTTATTTTCAATACCCAACTTATTGCAAAGTAATTGATACTCGCAAAAGTCTTTAAATCGTCTTCTTAATCCAATTTCTATCTCATTTCTTAGAGTTTTCTCAGCATTTCTAATAGACTCTATATCGTTATTATTCTGCCAGTAATTCCAAAGGTACACACCAATGTTATATCGAATCTTATCTGTAGTTATCATTTTCTTTTCTCCTATCTTTTAATTGAACTTTGTGCCGTGCCAAATCACGAATTTGGAGGTAGCTAAACTACTCACGGCTATAGTAACTTTTAAGCAATATCAAACCCTTTCATACATTCGTTAAAACCAAATTCTTTTTGTGCTGCCATCTTTACAGCCACATAAGCCATTTGTCTTCCTGTAAGGTTGCAAAGTACATAAGAGGTTGCAATCTCTTTAAAATATTCTTCGTACTGTTTACCATCATAATTAGGCACTCCAATACGTTTCAGTTCTTTTGTATAGTTATTATATTTATTCATATCTTTCTATATTTATGTTATTAATTGAGCCGTACCAAGTCGCAAACTTGCGTACCTTATAGGTAAGTACGGCTATTTGATTAAGTCACAACTAAAAGAATCTATCAAAGGTATATTTTGGATTGTTGAAAATATCTTTTAATGCTTTTTCTTCGCTATCCCAGCATCCACTACCAAACGAATTGTTAAGCACAAATTTATTGTCTATAGTCTTGTAAAATGTGCCCAAATCATCATCAAGTGTTATTGTAACTTCATCAAAGTTATCATTATCGTAACAATACCAAATAGAGCCATCTCCACAATGATAATTTTTTCCGCTGAATGCGTAATTGTAGCCATTATCTAGAATCTTCTTTCTTAATTCTGATAGTTGTTTCTTTGCACTACCAATTGATTTAAAAAACCTTTGATATAATTTTGTATCTTCTTTGCCCTCACAAATGTTTTCGAGAGTTATTGTAATTACATATAACATAACTTTCTAAATTTAGCCGTTTATTTACTTTGTATGCCCTTATCTTTTGCCACTTGATAAAGTGTACCAAAGGGAAAAGATAAGGGCGCAAACATCATTATTTAACCTTCAAATTTGGTGATAGTACTAGTTATTTCGCTAACTACCTGAATAAGACTATCCAAATATAAGGTATCATAAACCAAAGTATTTTTGAAGGTAAAATGCAATTCAAATTCATTTGTTTGTTCGTGCCAAACATCAAAGAGTACATTACCTTTTTTGCACACGCAAAATGTATTGTCACCAATTAACTCGCTACCAAAACAAATAGGCTCGCTTACTACCTTTGCAGTAATACCCAAAGCACGAAGTATTAATGCTAACTTTTTTAATTCTTTCATATTGCTAATTATTTAATGTTACTTTGTGGTGCAAGCGGAATCGAACCGCTACCAGATACCGACTATCTTTGCACCTATCCAATATGTTTTATGATATTGTCTTTTTGCCGTAATAACGCAAATTAAGCATTTCCTTTTGGCTAGTAAGTTTGCAGCCACACAATTTGTTATTTGTGCTGTAGTCTGCACCAAGCGCACGCAAACGGCTGCTAGTTGTAGCCGTATTAAAACCGCCATCGGAAAAATACACCTTGCCACGTACTTTTGCATATATATATGTATCATACAAGCGTACAAATACATTTGCACCCTTAATAATTACTTCTGTATTACTTTCTCTGTAGTTAACTCTATTATTTATAGCGTTAACCATTCTTTGCTCTATCTTTCTCATTTTATTTGCGTTTTAAAAGGTTATTTACTCTTTTACGTACTTATTCCAATTGCGCCCTACAATAATACCTAATACGTAAGATATAAGGGCAAAAACGAAAGGTATTGTTATATCCATATCCAATTAATCTTTAATATTACCAATTTCTAGATTTAATGTTGTAATATCTAAGTAAACAAGTCTATCCACGTTTGCGCTTACCTTTACAACAAACATACTAGAAGAATTTTCAAGCACACAAAAGGTATTAATAAAGCCTTTTTGTACTAGTTTTGTGTAATTTTCAAGAAGGCTAGAAAGTGATTTAATATTGCTTTTCTTTGTTGCTATCTCAAAAGTTACAATATCAACGTGAAACTGAATATTTCTATATTCAGTACTTACCCATTTTGTACTTATATCCATATCTTCCTAAAATCCGCAACTATCATCCAATACACGATTAAGGGTAGATTTATGAGTCGTTAGTAGCAGCTTTCAGTAAAAAGCAACAGCACAACATCA